GTATCAAATTCAGTTCCTTCTTCTAAATTTACTTCTTCTTTATACATGTTAAGTTCATATCTTTTGTTATCAAGATTAGCAACTTGAACTTGGATTGCTTTCTTGCCATCTGTTCCAACTAAACGATAAGAGTTTGTCTTACCAGAAGATGGTTTCTTTGGCCCAGTAGCAACTTTTCTATCAATTTCTTTAGGGTCAACAGTGATACCAAACTTTTTCTTTGCAAAGGCATATGAGTGTTGCATTGCATCAGAGAATGATTTGTGATATAGTTCGTAACCAGTAGAAGACTTAGCTTCGTCAAGTTCAGCAGACTCTTTAAAAGATTGACCCATCAACTTATCAGCTGCTTTTTGACTTAAAGGTTTCTTCAGTGCGACTACCTTCAAAGTGTTCTTATTTTTAACTGACATAGGTGGACGTTCAGCAGAATTTTTAGACTGTTTTACTTGTTCTTCACTAGACGCCATTGAAACAACTTCGTTGCGGTTAGCGGTGTCAACAAGAACATGCGAAATCTTAATTGCTTCGTCAAGTTCGACTTCTTCTTTGACTGCTTTTTCTAATTCTTTTGCTTGGCCAGCGTGTGATTGACTTGCACCCTTTAACTTTTTGATTATCTCTTTAACTTTGGGTTCGTCTTCTGTATCTAAGTCTTCTTTCTTAGGTTTTTCTCCTCTTTCTTTCTTGGAGATTGCAATTGCAGCTTGTTGTGCAGGAGATACAGCTTCTTTAGTTTCACCCATTAGTGAATCGTGATTTTTGACTGCATATTCTTCAGCATCTTTTCTGTCTTTAAATAATTTTATTTCATTACCTTTTGTATCAAACACACAGAACATATCTGGATTGTTTTTACTTCTAGCAACATGATCTTTTGGATTCATTTGTTCATCAGCTTCTTCAACACTTTCTAATGCTTTTGCTCTTTTAGCACCACTGTAAAAATTCATTACATCTTTTATCTCTCTACCTATATCAGCACCTTTTTTTCCAGTAATAGTTATCATACTACCACTCACATCTACTGTATGACCTAATTTCTCTAAGTCTTTCTTTGCTTTCATCATATCAGACTTATTTCTTTTATCAAACTCTACACTTACTTTTTTCATTTCATCAAGTTCAACTTCTTCTGATACAGATGGAACTAAAAGATAATCTCTCATCTTGTTTATACTAGAGGATACAACTGCGAGTTTGTTTGTCCACCATGAAGGAAGGGAATCTTCTGGATTCATAGTTTGTAGTTTCTGTAAAATGTCTTGTGCATCTTCAATAGTAGTTTTGCACTGACGAACAGCAGATGCAACATCAGTATGTCCATCTTCGTTAATTTGTACATTTTCTTGTAAAGGAGCCCAAGTTGTTTTGCTTGGTTCCATTTTACTTGGATCAAACGATCTCGCTTTCTCCAATAACTCTGACATTCTGACTGTACTCATTTTTATTATCCCTTCATTAAATCTGTTACAGATTTTGCAGACCAAAACTTGCAAGACCAGTATCCTGCTGTAGTTTTATCTTTTTTCTGATCGCAATTGTGTCTAGCTCTAAATGATTTTCTTCTTTCTGGGTCATCTCGTTTGATTTCCATGTTTGGATCACCAAATTCTACTTTGACCACATTGCCTTTATCGTTTTTAACATAAACTTTGTATTTCTTAACATCGCCTTTTGTAGGATTATTAAGTTCTTTACCGCTATTCTTGTCTGTTTCTGTTATTTCACCCCAACTATTTAGGGATTCTGATTGGTTGACATCAAAGTCAGCCTTTAATTCTTTTGGTAGTTTACCCATAGCAACTAGTTTGTTAACATATGTCATCAAAGCTTTTGCATCTACTTTTGTATTATACTGTTTAACTGCCCTACCAGCAAGATGAGCATGTGTTTTTTGTGGTTCGTTTCTTACCAAATTTGCATAGGCTTTAACAAGAGCGTCATAGTGTTTTGGGTGAGTCATCTTGTAAATTTTATCAAATGCCATTTTACCTAAAGTTTTTTCATCTATGCAATCATCACAACAGGATTCTGCGGTTGTTTCTTCTGGAACACAATTAGGAACTTGTTTTCCACCTTTTGTTTTCATACCGACTTGCTTGAAACCATCCCAACAAGGATTTTCTTCGTTTGTTTTACTTTTGTCTTTTTCACCAAATGCACCACCAGTTCCTAGAACTTCATGTCCTTTTTGTTTCTTCTTTGGTATCATACCAAAATCTTCACCACGAACTTGTTTTGCAAGGTCAGCATCTGCTTTCCCCCAAGTTCCAGCAGATTTGGTAACAAAAGAATTAACTCTTGCAAATGCCCATTGTTGTGAAGTAGTGCCGGGCCGATGTCCTGTCTTGTATGCAGCCATTCCTCTGTCATATACTTTCTTTAGAATACCATACGGCATACCAGATTTCTTTGCTTTTGTTACAAGTCCTGCAATCTTTTCATCTAACTGATAAAATTCTAGTTCTTCATTTTTTGATAGATATGCAGCAATCGCCATTTCTTTGCGTTTTTCTTTAGACTTACCTTTAAACTGTGGAGAATCAGACTTCTCGAAATCTTTGATATAATCACCCATATCTGCGTCTTTACCAAGAACTTCATTTATTTTAGAAGTATCGGTTGCCATAAATGGGCCACGCTTTAATGCTTTAAATGATATATTAGTTTCATTACCAAAGATTTCTTTTGGATGAATAATATTAAATGTAACCATTTCAGTTGAGTTGTTAATTTTTACCAACTCCATGTCTATTTCTTTATATACTTTACCTTTAAATTTAAGACCATGTGCAGTTACAAGTTTCTGAACCTTACCACGAGAATTGACTGCTTGTTTTGCTCTTACTTCATCTATGGGTTTCTCACCGAACATCTGTTTGAACTTTTTGGTATGTTTAGATGGTTTAGTTGTTGCAGATGCATCGCCTGGCGCTGGCCCTGATTTCTTTTTATCAAAGTGTCTTGCACGAGCTTGTTTAGTAGACTTAGCCATGGTATCACCTTCAGTATCTTTTGCATAATACTTTGCTGGTTGAGTACCTTCTCTGTCTTTAATCTCTTTATCTTGTTTTACTTCATTTCTTAATCTTGGTTCTCTACGATTTTTAGATGGGTCTTCCATTTTCAAATTAGAGGGGTCGTTATTTAGAGGATTATTGTCTTTATGTCCTACATCTTTACCCTTTACTGCTTTGTCACCCATAAGTCTACGAGCTTTGTTTCTAGAAGAACGTCTTGCAATCTGTTCTGGTGTTCCTTGATAGTTTTCGTATTCTTTTTTGTAATCTCGTTCTACAATATCGTGTAACCAAGTCTTATGTACTTTTCCATCTTCAGATACAAATGTCAAGTAGTTTGTGCCTTTATTAATAACTTTACCTTCGTGACCATGAGCTTCTACAATGTCACCCACATTCCAAAGTTTACCTGTAAGATACAAATCTCTGAGTGTTTCAAAGTCTGTCATCTCACCCATATCTCTTTCTTCACGAATACCTAAATTCTTGCGAACATCATTGTAAAGTTTTAGTGAATCTTTAAAGGTAGATGGAACACCAGTTTTGAATAAATCGAAATTACCATCAGCAGCTGCAGCTCGCATCTTAGATGCAGACATACCAGATACACCTTCTGAATCTGGGTCACGTTCTCCAGCAGATACAACTTTGATATCGTCAAAACCATAAAAACCATGTTTGGAATCTACACCATTGTAATTATTGAGTAGAGTGTTAAACTCTGTAACTCTGTCAGAACCAACAACCATTACAATAGAACGATGTCCTTTTTTATGTAACTCGACAGCTGCTTCCAGAGCAGTTCTTGATTTGCTTACAATGACATTGCTTTTATACTTTGGAAACATTTTCCTCATATATGCAATTTTTAGTGTGTGTGGTAGTGGATCTTTCTTAGCGTTTTGTGAATGTGATGGATACACATACATCATAGAACCAGCGTTCTTAGATTGTTGTTTTGCAAGTGCATCTATGAGTTTTTCGTGACCTGTTGTTGGTGGATTAAATCTACCAAAAGTGAATACAGCTGTATCACCACGAGCCTCTACGATATCTCTAAAATTTTTCATTTATCCCATGCCTTTATTGCGGTAAAGTTATTAAACGAGAACTCCATTCTGTCCACTAGTTTAACAGCACCACCACTAACCCTATCAATCGCAACATAACCCTCTGGGTTAGTTACTTTAAATCCATTTGCGGTCTTGATAAAAGTATTTGTCAATCCCTTTACACTATTTAGTTTTTTTACAATTTGCATTTTTGCATCAACCAAATAATTTTGAAATGTGATTATTTGTATTAAGTTGGTAGTGTGTTTCTTAACTTCTCTTACATATTCTTTCTGTGTATTCTTGTATTTATCTTTTCCTTTTACACTCTTTGCTTTATCAATTTGTTTCTGAATTGACATCTCAACCCATTTTTCATATCCTTTTGCATGAGCTTTGGGATTAGTAATCTTTTGTCCAGCACGAACCTTACTGTTATTGTATGTTTTGAGAGATGCACCAGCGATTGCACCTGTCATACTTTCCTGTAGATTAAGAAACTTCTTTAGTTGCATTGAGTTAATCTTTTTAAAAGTAGAACCAGTTGCAGAAAGTGCAGCTGTTACTGATTCTGTTTCTTTTGAGTTCATTGTAGCACTACCCGATACATCTTTGTAAGTTGCATCGTCCATCCATACTGATGTTGGTTTAGATAATCCTTTAATATTTGCACCAAATGATGCTTTCATATCCTGTAATGCTTTACCTGTGTATGTTGTATGCCATACAATACCAATCTTTGCTTTGTTAATCTGTTTGCCAATATCTGATGTGGGGTCTACAGCATATACTATTGTGTTAGGTTGAAATGTAATGAAGGACTTTCCATCAATTTTTTCATTACCTTTATCTTCTGATGTAAACATCAAGTCGCCTTGAAGTACATCTTTGATACCTAACTTGGAAAACTCTGCAAGTGCTATCTTGAACTTACTATTCAATGAACCAGATAGTCCATCTTCATCAATCTCTGCGTTTGTCTTATAGAGTTTTGGAGTTGCATTAAATACTGATTTCTTTGCAACAAAAAACTTACCATCTTCTGGGTCAATACCAGCGAATATCGCAGGCGCACCATCCCACTTGACAGTCATGTTGATTGAAGACCGAGCATTACCAGCAAGCATATCTCTTAATGAACGTAGGAAGTTGATTGCAGCTCTACCACCATCAACTCCATAGTTAATGATTTCATCTTCCAGATGCTCTAGGTGTAAATTCTTACCACCCTTGTCTTCGTCTAGTTGTGAAAAACTAATCATTTTTTTAATCTACCATACCATACACAAATCCATGTATATTACTTGGAAATGTTTCTTTTACTGATTGTATTTCTATATTAAAAAACTTAAATAAATTTTCAAATAATTTTGTTCCCATTTCTTTTATTTTTTCTAAAGCCTGTCTAACCTTTTCAATTATTTTTTTTAATAATTGTGTAAGCCAAGATTTTGCTTTTGATGTCAAATTTTTTAACTTACTGAATATTTTTCCTATTATTGCAATTTCATCTAGTTGTTCAAATTCTTCATTAAGATTACTAATAACTTTATTTGCTACTATATCATTTCTTAATTCATCTTGGATAATATTAGAAAATGTTAATGGGTATTCATTTTCGTGTGGTGTGTAACTTGATGGAATAACTCTTAATACTGAAGCTGGACTACCATCACCAGTTTTCCATGCAGAAAATATTTTCATTTTAGATGAGATATCTTTTACCTCTTTAGAAATTTTTGGTGTATCTCCAGACAATCCACTAGATTTACCATCAGATGTAACTGGAATAAACTTTGTTATTTGTCCATTACTAGGGTCAAACTCTATACAAACACTTGCTACTGATTGTTTATTAGAAAACTTTTTATATCCAGACATAACCTCAAAACAGTACCACTCTCTAAACAAAGGATTTTTTTCAAAACTTAAAATATCAATAATTTCTTTATTTAACTCTTTATGAAACTTTTCTGTTGTGGTAAATAATTGTATATCTTTTTTAAGTTTGGGTGTTAGGTCTACTTTCTTTTCACCAGTTGAAATCTTTTTAGCAAGTCCAGCTGTTAAATCTTTATTTTTTATTTTTGCAAAATTATCTTCAATTTGTTTCATTATTTTATCAATATCTTTTTTTGTATTTCTATCAACACCCATATATTCAAGTGCAGCATAAAAAGATGAAATAGTTTCGCCTGTACCACCAGATGCAAGTTGCGAACCACCTTTTTTCTTTAAGGATATATTATATTGTTTAGTGTACATATCAGTTTTTGGTGTACCATTTTTACCACCTTTTTCAATCCAAAAAGAACTAAGGTTTTTCTTACCACCTCCACCACCATATTGAATCATTGCTGTATCAGCAAACTTAGTAAATGATTTTGCAGTTAATGTTGCACTTTCAGCATACTTAGGGTAAAATTTTTGGGCTTTTTCAAATGCAGCAGTATCTGCTTTTTCATTACCTAAAAAATTATTGTATTGATGTGTGATTAAACTTTCCCAATCAGCACCTTTAGGTTTAGGTGCATCATTACCAGTATTACCAGAACCATCACCAAATTTAATCTTTATAGTATTTAAAGATGCTCCAGTTTTTATATCATCAATATTATAAAAATCATTTAAATCTCTAGATACATTAATTATATTTGGTTTTTTTAAATCTATGTTAATTGGAGTTTTATCTTTAGATTTATCTTTAGATTTAAGAAAAGTAAATAACTTCAAAATGTCTTGAACATTTTCAGAGGGAAAATCCGATAAAGTATTTTTAATTTCTTTCTCTGATTTTGGATAGAAACTATATGCTTCACTTAAAAAGTTTTGAACTTTATCTACAGGTGCAGTAAAGTTTTCTTTAATAGGTCTAAGTTGACGAATAGATTTTCGTAATGACATACTTCAATGGCTCCATTTACATATAGTTTATATTTATGTACTATTTATAAGAGGTTAAACCTTGAACCCATCATACTTGTGATCTTTAAATTTAGCTCCAAATTTACCTTTGTCAAATACTGGTTCATCATCTTGACCACTATCTACCAAATCCTCTTGTTCTTTATTATCTACATCATACAATCTCATTTTACTTCTGTCAATACCTAAAACGAATCTTTTATTCATAGTAGGGTCATTGTATCTGTTTTTGAGTTGTTTGACTACAATTTGATTGAGGGCATCAAGTTCTTCATTGGAGATGAGAGCAAACATGAAATCTGCTGTTGCTGGTAAACCAAACGATTCAGATGTATCTTCAAGTCCAATGTCTGTTGAACCGAAGCCACTTCTTGTTGTTTGTGTTGCTGACATGATTGGAACATTTGTTTCAACTGCAAGACCTCTAAGTTCTTCTGCAATTGATTTAATGTATGTATAAGAATTAACCTGTGATGCACCCTTCAATCTAGATGATGCACATATATTCAAGTAATCAATAAAAATCATATCTGGTTTAAATGACTTCTTGATAGATAACTCTTTAATCAATCCACGAAAATGTGCAGAGTGAGCAGATGCAGTTGGATATTCTTTAATGATAAGTTGACCATTAGTCTTTTTCTGTATCTTTTTAATCTTGTCTTCAAACATAGTCTTTGGTAGATCATGCAAGTCTTCCATAGAAACATTCAGTAGATTCGCATCAATGCGTTCTGCGATGCGTTCCTCTGCCATTTCTAGAGTAATGTATAATACATTCTTACCCTGTGATAAACAGTTTGCAGCCATGTGACACATAAACAAAGATTTACCAACACCTGTACCAGCAAGTGCGATATTCAATGTTTTCTGTGGTAATCCACCTTTGGTAATTTTGTTGAAAAACTCTAGGTCAAATGGTATGCGTTCTTCTATCTTGTGATAGAAATCAAATCTTGAAGCACTATCGTCAAAATAATCGTGTCCTACAGCATTATCAAAAGATACTGCAAGTGCATCTGTAAGTAAACTAGGTATAGCATCTGCACCACGATTCTTATCTTTACCATCAATAATAGAGATACCATCTACAATAGCATTATAGATTGCTTTGTCTTTACAGAACTTCTCAGTAGTATCTACCAACCAATCCATATCAACATCTGTGGAATCAAGTGTCTTGATAATTTCCACAATTTTGTTATGTTCAGTTTCGGTTAAATCTTGTCTGGATTCTACTTCAATTTCCAAAGAAATCTTTGTTGGCATCTTTCGATACTTATCAACAAAGCTTGTAATTTCTTCAAAGACAACTCGTTCTTCTTTAACAGCAAAGTAATCAGCCTTGATAAAAGGTAATACCTTTCGACAATATTCTTCGTTGGATACTAAATTACTGAGTGCTGTCCGTTCTATTGTTTGGTTCGTCAATTGAGCCATCCTCTGATTGAGTTATAATAATGTGAAATAAAATGTCTCCGATAAGTTTGAAGAAATCATCTCCAAATTTTTCTTTAGGATATCCATTGTTTTCTATTATATCATACTTAAACTCTAAACGCAAGGGTTCTCCATCAACTATTTTAGACTCATCTGGAATTTTGACTTCGCCATATTTATAGATGGTTCCACTGTAATCTGTTTCGTCTGTCAATCCTATACAAGTGACATCTGGATCTTCTTTACTATGAAGAAAAAGAAATTTCTTTGTAATTGGGTCTTGCAGAATTTGTTCTACTGCTGGTAGTGGTGCAGCCTTAGCACCTATTGGTTGACCAAATTGGTCTAATAATTCAGACATATTTTAAGTAACTCCCTACTATATATTTTGGTTTATCAATTGGTTTTTTACCCTCGTGTAGCCAAGGCCACAGTGGTGGGAAAACTAATAATGAACCCTTTTTACATTTTGATGTAATGTCCATTTGTGGAAACATGGTTGAACCACCATCATTATTATCAAGATACAAAAAGAATGCTAGAAATCTTTTACAACTGTTTGCATCTTTTGAATCTACATGAGGCCCAAATTGATCTGTATCATTTGGTAAATATCGTTTTATTCTAAATGATTCAACTAAATATTTATCAGGCCACATTACTGGTTCAATTTTACATTCGTTTTTGTATACTGTAACATACTTCTTAAAAACATCTACAAGATGCATAACATCTTTATTCCATATTTGTGTATCTGGACGCATCATTTCAAGGTGCGTTAAAGACATCAAGCCTTGAGATAGTTTTTCTTGCTGTTCTGGATGGTCTTCAAACTTTTCAATCAAACCATCACAGAAATCATCGGTCACTACCTTGTCATACTTTCTAATATAGTTATCCATAATAAACTTTATATGTACTCTACTTTAGTAGATTTAGTTGGTCTGTGCGTAGGTGATGAGTCACTAGGGAAATGCTTCTCCGTTGTCGTTTCGACTCTAATAAGTCGTTGATCGCCTTCGTATTCTTCAAAATGCTCGACATGCACTGTTTTTAATAATCTTTTCATACTATCTCCATAACTATTTAATTGCATATTCCTTTGATTTCATTTTTTAGTTCATGCAGAGCATCCCATGTATCGGTTAGTCGTATATCTAATTCACCCATAAGAAGAAAGTTAGTTTGTAGATTATTGATAAGAGACCTTCTGGTTTGTAACCAATTCTCAGCCTGTTCATCTCCTCTTGCAATGTGTCTTTCCTTTTCCACTTCTGGTGATACCTTTAGTATATAAACTTTCGCATCATGTTCTGATAACAACCATTCAATATCAACTGCACGAAAAAATCTATCGCCCTCTAGAAAAATGTGTTTATGTTTAGGTGCTTCTTGATTAATGAAATCACGAAACTTTGGAATTGCTCCATAGGATATGCGGTCAGTACCACCAAAGGTTTCTCCAGCTGGATATCGTCCTACTACAAGAGTATCCCCATGCTTTTGACATGGAAATAGTTTCATGGGTTCGACAAACTCTGCCGAACCCAATTCACTAAGAATATTTCTTGTTAGTGTGGACTTACCTGAGCAAGGCACACCACCAATCATTATTATCATATATTAATAATCCTCTAACCTAATTAATTGTTGATTATCGAAAAGAGCTTGATGTTCATCATTTACTTTTTGTGGAATACAACCTTGAATTTGCCAATAACTAGATACAAATGGTGTTTCTAATTTAATACCTTGTATATCATTATTAACTACTGTTGTAATGTTTGCAATTAAGTCATCTTGTAAAATTTTCTTGAACAAGTGCATATCATCTGTCGCAATTTTAGGGTTTAACTCTTTAGTTGTATAAAGAATAATCTTAGTAATTTTTCCTGTAATAGAGTTTGGAATAATGTGTTTACATAAAGTTCTATAAGAATTTACAGAGCCTGGCGTAAATAATACATATTCTTCTGTTTTAGAGGTTTCATTATATTTATCAATATTAAAACCAAGAGCCTTTGTTAACCATTTCATAGCATCATCTCTACCAAGAGTGTTCATTAACTGCATCCCATTCTTATCTAGATTCATAATAGCAGTTATCATATCATTAATAGTTCTAGTTGCAAAATATCGAGATATTTTTAATTCATTCTGAAGATATTGAGTAACTTCATCTTTTGTGTGTATCAATTCTCCCTTATCTATCAAATAAGCACATCCATTTGTAATATCATCAAACTCTGCTTCGTCTGCAATATCATGGATTAAATTTAGTGTTATGCCCGAGGTAGTATTAGTTCTTTCAGAATTATCATTATATGATTGATACATTGCTGGAATGTGAGTTTCACCATTTCTTAGAGCAATTCTGATTCTTTTTCTGCCATCTTTTGGTAAATCTGTTTCAACATCAATAATAGGAGGATTATACATTGTTTTCCAGTTATCATTTTTTACTCTGGTTTCAAATGTTTCTAGACCTCTATCAACATCTCTCCGTTTTCTAACACCAACATTATTTAAATTTTTGTGAAATTCATTACCTTTAAATCTAGTAATATCATACCAACCATAACGAACAAAAGTTCCGTTATCAATTTTTTCTTTTGGTTTTTTGTAATCTTCAATATCGACAGTACTGCCGAAAAATTTTCTTGTGGTTTGCATTTTTGTTTCCTTTTTAGCCATTGGCTTGTTGTTTAAAGAATGTGTTATCCAGTGGATTTACATTCAATGTAAATAAAATTATTTACTATAGCTATTATCCCACATTTAATGGATAATAGCAAGTACCTTTTTAAATTTATTTA